GTTTCAGCGAGCTCCTCCGAAGTCATGGAGAAGACACCACCCATTTCAAGCGCTCCCTTACCGAGGAGCTTCGATGCAAGGGCCGTGCGAGTTGTCTCGTCCTGCACTCCCATTAAAGCCGTCACTGTGCGATTAAAGAGTTCTTCCTGATTGAGTGAAGCAACTTCTTCCTGAGAGATGCCGAGCGCCTCAAACGCATCTGAACCGCTCACGGCTGCATTAGCCAGAGTCTTCATTGATGTCTTCATTGAATCAATGGAAGATCCTGCTCTCTGAAGTACGAAGTCCCACTCCTGATATGCCTTAGTGGATATTCCCATCTTCGCTGCATTGTCACCAATCTGGTCTCCCATTGAGCTCACATCGTTTGCAGCATTAAGGAAAGCCTTTCCTGTTGCTACGGCAGCGCCGGTGGCAACTGTGAGAGCGCCTGCTATGATCGCAGAAGTGGTCTTGATACCCTTTGCGAGACTTTCACCAAAAGACTTACCCGACTTTTCGCCTGCTTCTTTTGCAGCAGGCTCGGTAGCTGCGTTCATTTCGGCAGATATAGTCTTCTGTGAGCCTTCCAACGAAGGGACTATAGTCACATACGCTTTTGCGACTTCAATGTGTTCGCCGTTAGCCATTGTCACTCTCCTTGAAATACCATTTGCGCAAGTCATCGGGTGTCATAGGATCACTACCGATCTTGCGTGTGCTATTGTCACCCTTGCCCGGTCTCGGGTAAGGTGTAATTTTCGGATTCTTTTTACCTCGACTGATAAATCTGACGAGGTTTACGTTGATCGACTGCAACATGTCATATATGTTTGCAAGGATCTCGTTTGTTTTTAGGGTAGTCTCCCACCCTGTTGACTTTCCGAGGTCACGAGCCAGAGCGCTATTCGTGTCGAGATTCTTTATAAACGACAAGAGGGCAGACCACGGAAGTCTGCCCCCTACATCGCAAAGGTTGTAACCTGTTCGAGTCAGGAGGTCGTAGTTTACCGCCTCGCTGTGATCGTTTATGATGTTTGCGAGGCTAAGGATTCCCCCAGGGTGATGTCTTCATCTTCCTTGAGTCTTCCGTTGCTCGCTGTGATCCAGAGCTGATAGATGTCTTTGATCTCATCCTGTGTCAGCTCCTCAACGACCTCATTCCCCATATACTTCGCAAGGAGGTCAATCTGAAGGTCGAACTGCTCTTCCTCCGGGAGCTTCCCGATGTGTATGAGCTTTCTGAGATCCTTTACCTTCATAGATCCCGCAAGGGGAATGTCATAGGTTTTACCATCTGTCATAGTAAGTGACAGATAACGCTTATCTTTTTCTGCAAATGAGTAATTAGGCATGGTTAATTCCTCCGATTATGATTAAGAGCCAGATGCAACAGCACCATCATCGAACATTGTTGTCCATGTTCCGTCGATTGTAGCGTTCCAAGAAGTAGGATCTGCACCGTTGAACGAAACGTCCGCAATATCCGAAATGAGGGCATTAGAACTGCCCACGAAAGCTCTTGTATCGCCATCTTTCATAAGGAACAAGTATGCTGCAGGCTCAGCGGAAACATCAGGAGCGAACTCTACACTTGTAAGGTTTCCGTGTGAACCGTTAGCTGCAACGTATGTTACGTTATTTTCACCAACGAGGGTTTCGAGAGTTGCCTTTGTTGTGTGGATAAAAGGAACTGTGATCTGTCCGGGTTCTGTGTTGTTCTTGCGCTCAGGATCAAGAGCCCAGTTTCTGATAACGTCACCAGAAGGGAGCTTCATTGAGATGCCATCTTCGCCTACGTTTCCGCATGCAACCCAGTCAGCAGAGAGGGAAGCGCCCGGATAATTAGGAAGCGCTGTGCCAGCAGGAGCACGGAAAGCCATGCCGGTCGAGTCACCTTTTCCTACGAATACTTTTGACATAATTTATGCCTCCTGTAATTAAGATTCTGAAATTGTGGCAGCTTCCCTATGCGCAACTACGAGCACCGTAGCCGTACAAAGTTTAAGATCAGGTCTCACGGGATCGCTGCCCCATCTTGCGAGACTGTTTATCATTACATTTCGAAGAGCGCCGACTTGTCTGTTTGCCTGTTCTTCAAGGATACCAAGAGCATCACTTAAAATGTTGTAGGCTGCAGCATCGGTCTCAGCTCTTGCATCAATAGATACTGTGAACGTGTCGATCGTGTCCTTTGAAGTTCCACCTGTGTTTGAAATAAGCAAACACGGAAGGCTGAAGTTCTCGGGAAGCGGTCTGCAATACGTTTCAAAGTAGTCTGTGAGAGCAAGTCTGATCTCATTCTCAATGTCTACTGGTTTTAAAATGTTCATGTGAGTGCCCTCGATAACGCTTTGTCCTCCGATTCAGCTATTTTCGAAGCCTTATCAGAGGAAGATACAAACCCGATCCAACGGCCTCCGCCGTAACCTCCGACCATAGTCGAGGTCTGGAAGCCATCACCGCCGTAGTTTGCATTTGCCTTGTCGCAAATGTTGTCTGCTGTCTGCTGCACAACATCGTGACAGCCTTGAGATAACAAAATCTGACGGAAACCATCTGGATTCCATTTGAGTCTGACCTGTTCTGCCATCGTCAGCCCCTCCACATCGTGAGGTTCAGCTGCATGTTCGACATATTCAAAGGGCCTTTCCAGATCTTAGGTTCACCTGTAATCGTGTAGACGTTTCCGTCATACTCAATACGGTCCCCTGCTTTGACATCTGAATCATCCGGGAGATATGCCGTCATGCTTTCACTGATACCTAAAACTCTTCCGTCCTGTGACAACGTTGTTGCTGCAGGCTGAACAGAACAACCCTCGATGACAAGTCTGTCAGGGTTGCTCCAGTCAAATATGGTCGAGCCTCTTTCTGTTTTCGTGCCAGGTCTGATCCTGATTACTTCATCAGTACAAAAGGAAGGGAGCATTTAGAACACCCCCTTAACCTTATAAGGCTGTAAAACGTCCCTTGTGTTATCAGGTAAACTCGAAGCGTTTGAGGAACCAGCCCACACACCGCTATAAGATACCGACACACCGCCTGCACTCTCTGAGTTGACTCCGTAAGGATTTGCCACAGCGTGAGTAATACGATCAGCCGTGAGCTCCTTGAGTGTCTGAGGTACACAAGGGTAGCCTGCCTGGAACTTGATGAAGATCTTTGACTTGCGATCGAGAGCGCCTACGTCGTAGATCCTGAGTAGTCCGGAGCCCATTCCTATGTCGTATTCAACAAGTTCGTCTCCGTCCCAGTCTTCATTGTCAGCGTTCCAAACCGCATTTACGATTACTTTCTTGATGCAAGTGACGTATGTCGCAGGAAGCTGTACAAGAAGATCAGGCCCGACAAAAGCATCACGCAGATCTTTTACATTGTAGAGCATCCCACACGTCAAGGACGGAGCAATATGCCATCCGCAATAATTACGTATTGCCTCAGTCGCAGCAGGGATTGTCGACTGGATTCTTGCATCTGCTCCGAACTTGCCGTTTGTGAAGTTTTGGAACTCACCAAACGTAAGGAAGTCCGGAAGTGTTTCCGCATCGATTATATAGCCCCACGGACTGAGCTTGCCGTGTTCAAATTCACTCATTTCGTAGATCCTGCCTTCCTCGACTTGTTAGCCGGTGCCTTTTTTGCCTTGTTTGCAGGCTTAGGCTTTGCCTTTGTCTCAGGCTCTTCGACCTTTTCAGGTTCTTCAGCCTTGACCGGTTCGACTTTTTCAACGGTCTTTTCGGTACCAGGTGCAACGTAATCATCGTTCACCCAAACCTTACGGCCGTCTATCGTTGCAATCTTCATAGGTGCATGACTCCTTTCTAAAGATTTAAAAGAAGGGAGCCCGAAGGCTCCCCTCATTTAGTTGTTATCAGGAATTGCTCTGATCGAGGAGAACAACACCAGCGAGGTCAACAACAGCACAAGCCTCACGAACTTCGCCGAGGAGTGTAACTCTGTTGTAGAGTGCATCGTCTTCATTCTGCTCGAAGAGCTTAACGTCGATTCCGCCCTTCTTCCAAACCTTAACAGCTTCCTTTGCAACTACGAGAGCAGCACCTTCGGAAACCTGAGAAGATGCGAACATAGGAACACCCCAGATAGAAGCAGGGATTCCGAGAGCGCCGTTGCCATAAGCACCGGAGAAGTAACCGCCACCGTAATACTGCTTGTTGCTGTCCTTTGCG